AAAATATGCACGACCGTCGGCTGGAACAATTTCACACGTATCGGGAGGTAAAAATTCAGAGTATACTCCAACGTCAGTCACAACTTGAGGGGCACCCACAAAAAGATGTTCTAGCTGGCATAGACCGAATCCTTCTCCATCGCTTGTATTAATTCCAATATCGGCAACGTTATAAATCTCGTTGATCTTCTCATCACTGAGTGCAGTTGTACCTGTATCTACAATAATAAGACGCTGTCCGATTGATTCCACCGATATACCATAGACAGCAAGTTCCGATAGATAAATGCGAACTAGATCATAATATCCACCTCCCTGTGGTGTTGCTGCTGTTACTAGCATCATAAAGTACGGCTTGCTAAGATCGCGCGAGATAAGTTCTACAAATGACATAATACAAAGATCAGTACGCTTTCGTATAGAATTACGGTTTGCATTCAAGAATAAGATAGAATCGGGCGGTAGATTATTTGCTGCACGAGCAGATTCTCTCGCGATAGGACTAATTCTTGAGAATACAGTTGAGTCAACTGCGTGTTCAATTACTCCGATATTCTGAACAGGTCCATATGTTAGGTATTCTTTAACCCAACTATCCGAAAACATATACACCCGATCAGCCGCTTTAGTGATTCGTTCAATAAGAAAGTTCATAGTACCAGTGTACACAAGATCAAGATATACCCAAAACTTGTAGGGTGTCTTACCCTTTTCGTATTTCATAGCATCTAGGAAACTATTAATAAGCATTGGGTCATTATACATCATCACCACATCCGGATTTACGGTTTCAAGGTACTCAAAAATTTTATTAGTTCCAAATCCCTGTTCACGAGGTTCCTCATTTGCAGCGGCATCGTATTGAATGACCCCCTTAGGAGCTTTGCGAATTCCCGAACGAGCACCATTACGTTGAAAGCCAAAATGAAAAACCTTTACATCCGGAATAGTAGATACTTGTTGCAAGAGATTTGAAGCTACTTTTGAATAACCAGTCAACTGATCAGTGTGTGTACTAATAAGGACAAATCGCATTTAATATAATAATTATTGAAGTCTTTAAACAGAACTTATAAATTCCCATCGCAAATATTCACAAATCTTTTTCCATATAAAATCGTGTGCAATCAAACGATCACGTGATTTTAGTAAAGGGAAATACGCTTTGTACTCATCCAGTTCCAGCAGCTCGAAGAACTTGAACAAAATATACGAATAAGACAGAAAGTTAGTGCGGTCATCCGGACAGTACAGCAAAAAAGGCGCCTGGATTTCTTGAAACATCGTACGAATCTTCTCTTCAATTTCTGGCGTAATCGTTGGTGGAGGGTTTCCATTAAGTCTCGAAAGAATATGAGCGGCATGTTCGTAATACTTAGATTTATTCAGCTTCTTTAAAATGTCTCGTATCTCTTTCTCTGTCATTTGAGCAATGTTTTGAATACGACGTTTCTTAATTTCACTAATAACTTCATGCATGACTTCATCTGGAATAATAGTTGATTCCTTTGCTTGAAACTGATTCAAAATTTCATTCAAGTGATTGATCTTCTTATACGCATAATTATTACGTTCTTTGGGAGGATCGCGAAATGATGGAAAATCGGAAACTACCATAATATACTCTTCGGATCCACACTTCGGACAAACAAGTACACCTTCTGATGTCAATTCTTCACGAGCAATATTACAGAGTTCACAGTGTTCGGTTACAACTTGCTTCATTTCTGCAATTTCCATTCCTTTCAGTTTCATACGAGTAGCATATTCTTCGAAAAGTTGTTTCTTGCTTTGACTGCCATTGTCAGACGCTGTGTTTGTAACTAGGTATTTCACAAATGTATTCTCATCCATACAGGAAGCAGCTGCCTGTCTTGGCTTCTCTGTGTTTCCATAGTATTGTAACATGATGTCCGCATTCTTCAGATAATATTCTTCAACTGGATTTTTAGAATCCAATTTTGATCGCAACTCTTTCAGTTCGGATTCTGCTTTGGATGCCTTTACAATTTCTTCAATTGAACTAGTCACAGTCATATCTTCAACATCTTCTTCCAATTTTGTACACTGGTCTTCAATTTCATTTGTATTTAATTTTGTATTCTTAATCGAGGTTATGATCGTAGAGTGAATGTGATCAAGAGTACCTTGCGTTTTTGTTTGAGATGTTGTCTCCGAAACTTTCTTTATACGGAAAATGTTTTCCATCTTATTGTTTCACTAAAGTTTCACTCTTAAAATACTACTTCATTGCAAAAAATAGAAGAAGTCCAGCAGCGAGGAGAGTTGGAACCATGGTTGTGTCAAAATTAGGCATAGAAAACGATTCTTTAGTTGCAGGCTTACATTTAGAAATATCAGCTTTCGTACAAAAAGCAGGATCAAAATCAGGAGACATCGAAGTAGTCAAAAAATAAGAATCAGAACCACTTGTTACTTGACATGTATAACAATCGCAAGGCGGTGCTCCGTCAGCTGTCATGGCAGTGAATAAATAGTAAGGATCAAGACCTTCAATGTCTTCCATAATTCCCGGTATTAATCCACGGAGATCATTAGAAAGAAACGATAAATCTTGTAGTCCAGCAGGAGGACTTCCGCCTCCAGGAATGTTGTTAATATAATTATACCGAGACTGCACTGATCCATCGATTGCTGTACACGTACCACCGGTATTGACAAAGAATCGATCACCTAGCGGAGGATCACCTGTAACCATTCCTTTCACATATGTTTCAACAGCTGCCAAATTGGTACTCACTTGACCAAATGTTCCATTTGAACCAACACCAAGTGAACTAGGTCCTGGAATGTTATCCGAATAACTGTACGATGGTCCAGTCATTTCGGTACCTGCATTTTCTAAATTAGACCATATGGGATTGTTACCCACATTCCCTGGGTCACTTGCAGTCTTAGACATGTAAATGACAGATTATGTATATGGTACATTTTATTTCACGGAATTAGAATTGTGTCAATTCCACCGTTAAATCTATCGATAAACCCAGAATAATGTAGTTCTTCCATACAGTACCTTTTTATGTCAAATTTACTTTCTTCGGTGTAATTCGGATATGATTTGCATACATTATCGTATAAATATTTTCCGTATACTTCATTATTTTCATAATAAATAACAGGTCTATTCTTTGATATAGTTTCTAGTCCTTTTGAAAAAATAAAGTTTTCGGCGCCCTGTGCGTCACAGTGAATGAATCCAATATCATCTAATTTCATGTTATCAATTGTCGTAACATTAATAGACTCTCCATCTTCACCTAGACCAATGCCTCCAAAATTACAAGCTAAATGACTTTCTGCTGTATATCTCTGAGACACAACACCACCACCGCCATCCAAATCAATATTATTCATTTTACACGTACCTTCATAGCAAAATACGCCCAATTTATTAGGTATAATTTTATCCTGTAGGTTATTTTGGCGTATATTTTGAAGAAGAATATCATACATTACAGACTGTGGTTCGTAAACAAATACCTGTTTATTATTTAAAAACGAAGAGTACACTATACTTGATGTTCCACAATGACCTCCAATTTCTAGTATATTTTGATTTGGATTGATAAATCTTTTCAGTTTCAATAAAGTATCTTCATCCCAATAGATTCCACTTCTAAATGCGCTTCCAATATAAATTTCATTTTTAAGAAGTGTAACAAGACCATATTTTGTTGCATACGTATCCATTTATATATTTAATATACTGATGGGTCTATATTAAAATTTATGATATCTCATAACTTGCAGACGAAACGCGGGATTAGTTAGTGCACATGGGCGTTGTGCTAGAATCATTTTAGCAGTAGATTCAAACTCGTAGCCAAATTTTTGAACACAGTAAAGTAATGTCAAAAACCCGCTCCGATTAATTCCACACTGACAATGTACAAAAACAACTTTTGAATCTGAATCTCGTAAAAATCTGTCCATTGTGTGTGAAAACAATGTATACCAATCCGTTATATTAACATGTGTGTTGTCATATGCATTTATGCAAAAGTATTTATTTGGATTATGATCACGAAACCACTGAGGACTATCTGAATCTTGAGCGCAATTGATTACATGTGTGATATTATGTTTTGCTACGAAAGCAGGTGTTACCATAAATCCTGCTCCAAACATTATCGAAACATGAACTTTAGCTGGAGGATCTTCCATCCATCCTCGAGAATTTCGTCTAAGTATTTTCCACGAATCATTCATTTCAGATACTTTAAATAGCCCAGATTGTCTAAAAACGGACTTCATTCTACTAAATGATAGAGAAAGCAATAAAATGTCGTTTGTTGTCGCTAATCGCGAGAAGCTGGATAGGCGTGGCTGCCACAATACACAGAGACTTAACACAAGCGAACATTTCGCAGTAATAACGAAAAGAGGTAAAGTGATTGCAGTAGCTAGAAATAAGGCAGGAAGTCGTTCGAGTGGATGTGGTTGTAATGATCAAACATTGCATGCAGAATGCGCAGTTGTGAAGAGTCTTGGTGACATCTCACAACTTCGTGGTTGTGTGCTGACGGTATTTCGTTTGAACAAGAATGACCAAATTATGCAGTCTAAGCCTTGTCATGACTGTCAGGTATTCCTGACGAAGTGTATGGACAAGTGGGGTCTTAGGCGAGTAGAATATTCGTAAAAACGGAATAAAAATGCTTTTTTAGTTTACATTTTAAATAGAATGGCACTCATCTTCACCAACATTGATGGATTGTGTGCAATATGTAATCTAAAAACGAACCGCTATTACAGATGGAATTTTCCTGTTATGCCATACGCAGACACAGAAAAATACAGCCATAGCATCGTTCACAACTTTGAGAACCATGCTATGCTAAAAATAGTGTCAAAGGAGACAACTAGAATTGAAAAAATTGAAATAAGCCCACTCGATTACACAGGTATTGATTGGGTAGAAGACTGGGTAGCTGGAGATCCACTGTAAATGTATTTTTTAAATGAGACTACTACCCAATGTACCTACTACATAGGCAATAGCTACAGCAGCTGCACCTAGTACTGCAGCACCCGTGTAAGATACAGTGCCGCCCGTTGTGTACGTATGAGGAATGTACTGAAGAAGTAGACTGCGAGGAGTTGATAGCGAGATAATCGCGGCGGCTAAGAAAAATCCAAAATACATCATTAGGCCACGAACCGCATAACGAATTGAGCTAAAAGTAGCATCATGGTTATAATTTGTTACCGCAGGCTTGTTCTGGTTGCTAGTATTCACCGGAGCAATAAACGGGTCAACGCCGCCCGTTACCATGGGTGCAAACGTAGTCGACTGAGGGAGACTGGGATTCTGAACAGGACCACTTCCTAGAAGAGCACTTAAATCGGTAGCTCCACTATCTTGCATTTATTTAGAAGAGGGTATTTCGCACGTAGCATCTTCCGCAGTATATTGATAACATTTTCCATCGATTGAAACTATCTTTTTAATTACTTCAGCTACAGGTAATGCTAAGGTCTTTCGTTCCGCAAATGGCTTGTGAAACAACATAATGACCAATCCCATTCCAATTAAAAATGAAATAAAAGATATACTTCGTTCATTATGAAGTATCTTTATGACTTGAATCATTTGTTTTGAGACGCGATGAAATTAAGAGACGTTGTATCTTTTGCACATGGAACTTCTTTTGATAGAAACTTTACACACCCGGTTCCAGTATAAAACTTTGATTTATCACCAGGTGTGGGTAGACTTTTATCATTGTGAACAGGTGGGTGAAAAACAGACACAATTAAAAAACCTACAAGTATTCCGACAAACAGCCATAAAATAGAGATCATCTCTTTATACAATCTCTAGTACTTTATCCATAATTCGGCGCATCGTTTCGTCGTCATCTCCTGACCATGTAATAAAGATTGGAGTCCGCGCAGGGGATGGACGAATGCCATAGATCTCATTGGGTAGCCAGTCTCCAA